TCGTCTAACAGCAGCGTTCCGTCGTCTATTTTTTTCTTTACGCGCTCGGAACTTAACCGCCGCCCTATGCGTTCCAATTCTTCAGGGCTTTGTTTTTCCAGATACTCTTCGTCTACCAGCCCCTCGGTATCCAGCCGCTTTATGCGCTGTATATCGTTCTCGCCGGGCAGCCAGGTATCGTCCCCCGTCAGCATCGCCCAGGCTTCCATGTATTGAAGCGGCCTGTTGCGAATCATCCCCTGCAAAATCTTTTTGGTACGCGGATCCACCTTTCTGTTTACGGCAACCGCGGCAAATGCCGTCTTCCAGTTCCAGTTTCCTTCAGGGTTAAAAGCGTTACGTATTCTGTAGAACAGCGATTGGTTCCTCTGCGTCTCTTCTTCATCCATGCCTCTCTGTGGCCCGTCTCTCTGGGCTTCGTATGCCAGTTTTATCAGATCATCAAAGCCCTTGTCCGTATAAATCATTTCGACAAATGCCTGCGCGTTGCGCGGCTCGCCGGCAAGCTCCATCCGCGTTGTCTCAATGTCTTCGTCCGGATATATTTCTTTTGCGCCGTCTACCAGCGTATCAAAGAATTTCAATGTCGCCGCGTTCTCCACACCCAGCTTTACCGTTTCGCCGCTTGGCTGTTTTTTGTTTTTTGCCGATGTATCGTTTGCAGCGTCAGCCGCTCTTTCCAGCCACAGCATTTCCGATCTGCCGAACATCTTCGCCGTGTCCGCGTAGGTCTCCACGTCAATGCGTGGAACGCCCTGCTTCTCCAATAATTCCACAGCCGCTTGCCAGTTATCTTTCCGGGCCAGTTCTGCCGCGTCAAGCGCGTTTTTCGCGTTTACTCCGTAAGCGGCCAAGGCTTCCGCCGCCTTCTCCGCCGATACGCCTGTTATCGCGTTGGTCGCATTTTCCGCGTCTCCCGCCTTGGCGGCTCTGGCAAGCGCGTCAAAATACCCAAGCGCCCGCGCCTTCTTGTACACGTCATCGGGCATCGCAAGGTAGTCGGCGTAATGTTCCGCCATCTCCGCTCCGCTGTTAAACCGCGCAGCTTCCTTCACCACCTCGGGGTAATTGTTTATAAACTCGGATAGCCCCGCGTCCCGAAAAGCCTCGCTGTAAAATGTTTGAGTGATGTTTATATCGCTGTCGTCAAAAATAACGTAGTTATGCGAGCCTTTACCGGCGGCGCGGCTTGAGCCGTCCAGATACCGTATGCCTTTGATATTCAGAGAATTGAGATATTGAGAAGTTGCTTTGTTTTTTTCTGGTAATGTTAATCCATCATTTTCTGCAAATCTTTCCGCAATAGCGCTGTAAATATATTTTCCTTCATTGTGATCTATTTTGCCATTGTATATGCCTAAAAATTTTCTTAGAGAAGGATCACGGATAAATGTTTCCAATGCTTCTTTTACTTTTTCAGGCTGCTCGCTTAGCGGCTTGTCCCAATCAAGCATCTCATCATCATCGGGAATATCCACTTCATAAAGCTGACCTTCGTCAACATCTACGTCGTCAAGTATTGAAAGATATTCGTCTTTATAATTGTCATTATAAAGCCGTGATGATTTTATTCGTTCCTTGGTATATTCCTTATCACCGTCATTATTTCGCAGCGATTCTAAAACATCATAAAGAGTACTCAAAACGTCAACGGCTTCGCCTGTTTTTGAGTTTCTGTATAATCTGTCGTTGCCTTCAATACTTTCAACATATTGTTCGCCTTTATAGGTATATGCGGTTTTCTTGAGCATTTTCCTGTAATATTCCGCAATTTCTTTCTTGCCGGCAAAGTAAAGTCCCCATCCGAATGCCTGCGCTCCTTCGCCCTTACCCATATGAGATATATTGAAACGGTTAAATTTGTACGGGCTGCCGTGAAACGCTTCCTGGAAATAAATATTATCCGTCTCCGCGCCGAACATTCCGGCGTTATCCGCGGCGGATTTTATTTGATTGGGATCAAACGCGATATAAGTTTGTGTAGTTTTCTTGCCACCCGCGCCTTCGTCTTTTTCAAGAATTATGCCGTCAAATTCGCTGTCTCTGAAATACTGATCTACCAGCACTTTCATTTGTGCGGATAAATTATTTTCCGCGCCGTTCCATTTGTCAAACAGAGTTCTGATACCAAGTTCGCCTTCTATCTTCTCCTGGGCTTCTTTACGCGCGTCTATGCCGGCGTGAGTATCTGTCCCGGCTTCGGGGTGTTCCTTCTCCCACTCATCAAAAAGCCTTTCCTCTTCGGCCTCCACAGCGTCAAGCTGTGCCTGATAAGTAGTGTCAACATTTTCGTATTCCTGCCGGAGTTCCGCATATCCTTCAACATTTTTCTCCAGATATTGCCGCATTTCGTTTCGGTCAGCCATCCGTAACGGGTTGGCAATATTCGCATACAGCTGCATTTGTTTTTTGCCGGCAAGCCCTATGTCCCGGTCGTGAGGTTTGAGAAAAATGCCAAAGGGCGTTTCATTGTCAAACTGCCCGGCGCCGCCGCGGCGGGGATCAAAGGTTTCAATGTCCGCGCCGGTTTGGTGCCATAACGGTGAAGGCTCGCCGTTTTCATCTACAATTTTTGACACATTTCCATTGACTTCGTTCAGCTTGCGCGTTATAATAAGTTTAGAGGCTTGAGGCGCGCCGGTATTCATTCCGGTCTTGAACGCGCTTTGAGCCTTTTCTTTTATTTCTAATTCATGTAAATAAAAACGTTGGCCGTCTTTGTCCTGGTTGATAATGACTTCAGCTATATAATCGACATTCCTTATCGTTATCGGCGCGTCTATTACATAGGTATTGTACCCGCGCCCTTTCCAGTTTGCTTGATAATCAATAATTTTCCCATGCTTTATTACATCCGGTACGGCTGTAAACGCAGCGGCTTTACTTCTGCCAATACCATGCGCTATGCTGTTTTTTGCACCGCGCTTAGTAAGGTCAATTATTCCCAAGCCTTCACGCTCAACCTTCCCGCCGATGCTCTTGAAAAATTCGTCCACTTGGGTAATCAGGTCTGTTTCTGATTTTGAAAATTCTGAACCATACAGTTGTTTCACCGAACTTGCATTGAACACCCATTCTGCGTTGGCCGCAACCTCCCAGTCCCCGAACCACTCCTTAAAACCCTCTGTCCGAACCGCGTACCAGGCTTGCTGTCCCAGCTCCTTGCCCAGCGCGTCGATAAGGCGTGAAGCCTTCCCGTTAGGCGCTTTAAACTCCGCCGCGGTTCCTTCGTACCGCTTGCGCAGTTCCCGAATCTCCGTGATAATCTTCGCGCGTTCAGCCGCATCCGTTATGCGCATAGCGCGTTTTATTAACTCCGCCGTGGGCCGGTGTCCGCGATCCTGTTTATCCAGCAGTGCATCACTGTATTCCCGTCCCGCCTTCCGTATTACAGCTTCGGAACGTTCTTCAATCGTGCGGCTTTCATCTTTTATTATCCGGTCAAAATTGTCCGAATAAAGAGCGAATTCTTCCTCTGGCGCTGTGGCGGCTTCCTGCCGGCCTTCTGGACTCATTTCCGTAGTTGTCCTGGTTGCGGCTGCTTCCTGCCCTTCCTGTTCTGTTTTCGCACCTTCCGCTTGTTCTCCGAACAGACCGTCAAACAGCGCGCGCACTTCCGGCGTAAGATATTCGCCCTTCTGCGCCGCGTATGCAAGGTCTTTCAGGAATTCCTTGATCCGCTCGTATAAGTTTTTCAATTTTGAATTGTGCACCGATTTTGGACCTTCTTTAAGATATGCCTCTGCGCCGTATGCAAGCGTTTCCATTGCCTGCCGCGTCATCCGCTCGCGCCCTTCGGCGTCCGCCCGTGCGTATTCTTCCTGGCTGAAGCCCGCCGCTTCCATCATCTGCCGGTACAAGTCCGGGTCAAGCGCCTTCGCAAGCAGCGTAAAAGCGTGTAACCCTTCGTGAATGAACGTTGACATATCCGCGTCCAGAGCCGCGTATATCGCCTTTGTTACTCCGTCCGCTCCCGGAACGATAAAGCCGTGAATGTTTTGCCGCGCTTCCTCTCTTTGCGCGTCCGTCAGATTTTCCTGTATACGCCGTACCGCCGCCGCGTCCGCCGCAAGCCCCTCGTTCTTGGCAACCCAGCGCGCAACCTCCGCATCGCTTAACTCCTGTGTCAGCAGGCTTTCCTGCCTGCCGCCGGTCAGCCTGTTCATGAAAGCGTCGAAACCCATGCCGAACCACTTGCGCCCTACAGTATCGTAAAAGTCCACAACAGTGTTAATTTCATTTTTATTTGAAAGCTGTGTATTTAGCTTTGAAAGTTTTTCCGCGAAGTTTTGTTTCGCCGCAATATCCGCTTGTGAGTCCGGAGTACTGTTATAAGGCCGGTCAATGTTAAACCCGCGCCCCGCGTTCTGCGCCGCCCGTTCTGTGCCCCAGCCGTAACGTAGCGACCGCCCCTCTCCGTTAGGCGCGTACTGTTGTCCCCCGTATTCAAACGGTTTTCCAATATCGTTGGCGACGTTCTGCAGTATCTCGCCGCGCAGCCCTTCGTATTTTTCGCCGATCCGCAATTCGGTAATGACCGGAACGTCTCCCCGCAGTTCGCCCCTTCCTATCGCGTAACTGTTCTGTTCGCCGCCGTGCGGGTTCCCTGCTGCGAATTCAAATGTAACCAGCCCTCCGGATTCAGTGTGCCTGCTGTGCTCCATGTACAGGCTTTCATCTTCACCGCGGTATATGTCCCCGCTCTTGTCCATCGCGCCGTATAGCCGTCTGTTACGCAGCTCTTCTGTACGCGCCGCTTCTTCCCTGCGCTGCGCTTGCCGTTCCCCTTCCTGGCTTTCGAATATTTGATTTATCTGTTCATCGCTTAAATTTCTTGTTAATGGATTTTCATGTGCCGCTTTGCGGAATTCCGCTTCGTTGTCAATGGTTATCGCGAGCTTCTTTAATTCCGTTGTCTGCCTTGCGGTATCGGATACGTTTCCTGTTATAGTTAGTGGCAGCCCTGCAATGCCGAACCCGAGGCCGCCGGCAAGGCCGCCCAAAATTGAATTATATAATTCGCTCCGGTACTGCTCATCCATGAAAGCGTTGCGGTCAACAGGCGCGTCCTGCATCGCGTCCCCAAGGGCCAGCATCCCCTGTTCTACCATGTATTGGAGCGCTTCCTCTAATCCTTCTCCCAGGGCGTTTATTCCCATATCGGTCGCGGTCTTGAATGCGACGTTTCTGCCGATAGAAGCCGCCGCACCCGATGTCATCATTCTTTTGATAAAATTCTTCGAAGCGGCTTCCGCAATTCTTTCCCGTACCTCCTGCGATATAATCCGGCCTCCGATAGCTTTGGCCGCGGAACCGCCGACCCCGGCAACTATGCCAAGCCATGATTCTATAAAGCCGTTTATACTCCCGCCTAGTAATGCCAGCCGCGCCGCGTTTTCCTGTTCCACTCCGGCGGCCAATAAATCAACGTACATCAGTCCGGCCATCTCCGAACTGGAAGCGGCGAAACTTCCAAGCCCGTACCCGATTCTAAAACCGCCGGCGAATCCGGGTCCGGCTCCAACGCCTCCGCCCAAAGCGCCGATGCCCGCTCCGATAGCGCCTGCAACCACTCCTCCGGCTAATCCGGCGAGAACAGATTTTCCTGTTAACGGCGCCGATTGAATCGTGCTCGTTGCGATGGTAGTGAGAGCGTCCCTTGGCATCCTTCGCGATAATTCTTCGTTGGCTCTTTGAATGTTTGTGATTTCTCCCCATAGGCTGTCAGCTCTCCGCCGCAAGTTGACATATTGTTTTTCCGCCTCCGTCAGATTGTCCCATGCCTCTCCCAAACGAAGGCTTTTAGGATCCATATTCAAAAATTCGTTTACTTTGTCCTCGCGTATGCCGGCGCTTCCTAATGTCCTTAACTGTCCGTGAAGATCTTCAAGTTCATTCCCCATTCTCCCAAGGGGGTTCATATTTCTTGCTATCTGTATTGAATCTTTTATTGCCTCCCAGCGGCTCTTTGGAAGCGCGTAACGGTTCTCCATATCACCGGAAACCATTTGCCAAATTTCGTCATAATTATTAAGTACAAAAGCAGTATTAATTCCTAAATATCCGCCTATCTCTCTTGAAAAAGCTAATCTGTATATATCATCATCATCAATAATTCCATTTTTTCTCATGTTATAAAGGACATTAAATTCATGCGGCGACAGCTCTATTCCGGAACCTGATATCATGTCTCTTCGGAAATTTGTTCTTTGTTGTACTTCTTCGTTCCACCTGCCTATTAATCCAGCTGCTTCGTCATCTGACATTCCCTTCCTTGTACTTGTAGCGGGACGGTATTCTTCCGGCGTTTCCGGCAAGCCTGAACCCGGTGTAATAGGTATGCCAGGGCGATAGTCCTCCGGACGCTCCGGCAGCCGCGATTGGAAAAAATTCTGCTGTTCTTCTCTCTCAAACAGATCGCTCATCTGTTATTCCTTTTTAAGGGCATAAATCTCCTCTCGCAATTTGACATTTATAAACAGTTCTTCAGCCAATTTCTCCTTCAGAGAAACCAGTTCCATTTCAAGTTTTCCATATTCTTCCCGGAATTCGTTTATAACTTGTAATGCTTCTAAAGGGTGGTTGATGATTAAAAAAAACAGGCGGATTTTCCCTGTCGAACCGTTTTTGATGTAAGACACATTTCTCTTGTCTTTCATATTTAACCTCCGTAATATATAAAGCCCCTCGATGTGGTATAATTGAATTACCACACTCAACTATCCCCAAGGAGGGGCTTTATGACTGATTTAATAGGACACATTGATGTACTCATTACCATGACAAAAGCGGCGCTTGATATTCGTAAAGACTTTAACGACGCCGCATACAAGAAACAAATCGCTGATATTACCCATGAATTTGCAAAATTCAAAACCGAAGTTGCTGAAAGGGAAAACGCTTATGCCATCCTGATGGAAGAAAACAGGGAATTGAAAAGTCAGCGTCAGGAAGATATCGATAATCCCCTTACCGTTTCTACACCAAGCGGTATCTCTTTCGATACTCACCGGGTTCCCTATTGCACTGGATGTCATAAGGGGCCGACCCAACGTCGCATTCCTCTTGCCTTCAAATGGGCTAATAGCGCCGAAACGTGTTATTATTGCCCTCATTGCGACAAAGAATACAAGGATGTAAAGGATATAAGCCCAAAGCCGCAGCCAAGAGCTGGATGGGATCCTTTGGATTATTAAATAGTTTTCATGATATTTTTCTTTAACGCTTGCCCGGCGCATAGACACTCCTACCCGCAAATACAACGTACAGCGGAAATTTGGTTAGTATCTATCAGCGCCGGTTTTCCGGTAGCCAATATTTATTACTTGAGTATTTTATAGCATGAATGCGATGGGTTTGTCAAGGGTTTTTTGAATAGTTTTCTAAGCTAACGCCGGTTCTTTTTCATCAACATCAATAATTATTCCGGCGGCACTCATGGCTTCGGCGCGTTCTTCCATCGTGGTGAAATTAGCCGGCTTAAATTGCGCGAGCTGTTCTTCGGTAAGCAGAGGGCAATCGGGGTCATAGACATACGGACGGCTGGCCGCTTCCTGTAAACGGATTCGCGCCGCTTCCCGCTGTTCAGGGGTTGGCTCTTTCCCATCCTTCAGGGAGCGTCTTACTATTGGCATATATCCTCTTAAGTTGGTTTTTGGGGGATTTTATACGGGACAAATACTCATTATATCGTCCAAAATTTGTATATCGCTTTTTGAGACAAATTTTTTACATTCCTCCATGTAAAATTTATTTTTATCCTCCATAGCGATATAGGTAAATAAATTGGCTGTTTGTTCGGAGTCCACTGCGTTTTCAAGCAGCTCCTTATTTACTATGTGCCCTATTTCATGGGCTATAAGTATACGGATAGTTTTTTCATCATAACTGGAATTGTAATAAATTATCGCTCCTGATGGGTGGTATCTGGTTGTCGCCTTTCTTTTTAAATTAGCCGGCTCGCGTATAATTGAATAAAGCCTGAATGTCTTACTGGCTAATAAACTCATAAATTCTTTACGGTTAACTTCACTGTTTTGTGCATTTCCCGCAGCTTTAAGGGCTTTAAGAACTTTTACCATCCTTTTGTCATTGACCATATTTTCAACAGTAGTAACCAGATGAGACAGATAGTTGGTTTTTATTATTGGTTTAATCTTTCCCTTAAATAAAGAATCATACTGCTTTATTATTTCCGGTTTAACACCCCATTCTTTGGTGATTTTTGCTGAAATTTCATTATCCATTTAGATAAGCAGCCTCCATTTCCCATTAAGAAATATCTCTATTTCGTCATTATAATCGTCGTCAACGGATAAAACCTCGTTTGTGTTGGAAGTGTCAAGAACATGCATACATTTTCGGAGCAGTTGAATTCGGGTGGATTTATCGTCAATGCTGTTTTTCAAGAAAATGTCTTCTACTTGTTCCTTCTTAACGGAGACAAACAAGTCTCCGACAATATTGTTAACCTTGTCTGAAACTTCAATCATATTCTCCATAGTTTTTGCCTCTCCTTTCGGCTATTATCCACGGGTTACCAAAAACACCCCCGGATTAACCGCCCTGGCGGCGGGCATGCTCCCGGGGACTTCACCTAAAGCTCTATAAATACTAATTTATCGCATTTTCCGGCTTTTGTCAAACAGGAAATTGCTATGGTCAAGGCCCCAAAACGGCGTTTTTTCCATTTGACAGCGGCCGGGCAAGGCCGATAATATATAAATAAGGTACAATATGAAAACCAAAAAAGCTCTTATAATTGTCGTTTTACTGTTGTTTATCGCTGCTGCGGTTTTTGCCGCTTCCGCCGATACGGTTGTGTATATAACCAGAACCGGCGAAAAGTATCATACGGGAACTTGCTCATCTTTGCGGCAGTCAAAAATACAAACAACCCTTGGTTCTGCGGTCAGCCGCGGGTATGGCCCGTGCTCAAGGTGCAGGCCGCCCGTGCTGGACCGATGATAATAGGGGAATTTTCAATCGTCCCACTCTATTTCATTAGGTATAAACATTTCTCTATATGAAAAACTTAGGCCAATACCTAGCATAAAACTGTTTTGATTGTCGGTAACTAAATACCTATATTTTGCTGTTAAAAAAATCCGCTTTTTGCTAATATAAATGCCAGCCGATAATCCAAAACCAAAGCTTTCTTGAGTATAAATAGAAGTAGAGTTGTCATATGAAAACGTATAACTATCGTAAGCCACTTCATTTATATACCCTTCAATACCAGCTGAAAACCATAACCAGTTAAAATATAAAGGATAAGTAATACCTGCCGAAATATTCATCATCCCCACTGATTCGCCAATATAAGAAAAGGAATAAGTAAATAGAGAAAAATTTGTAGCAAAGCTAAAAAATCCCCCCAATCCATTTCTTAATAAACCACCCTCAAATCCAAACGGGTAATCAGGAAAATAATTATACCCTATTAAGAAGCGCGTTTCCCGATCTACAAAATCCTTATTAAAAAAATTTACAATATTTTGTACGGCTTTTATTTCTTTTTCCCGTAATTCCTGATTAGCCTTTGATCCTGCATTTTCATCGTCGTATTGTTGAGCATTAATTGAAAAAACTGTAATAAATAAAAATATTATTTTAAATAACATTTTCATACTAATTCTCCAGATTACCTCTTTGTCTTTATAAAAAATATAAACACCTAGAAAAATAGATAATTATAAAAGTCCTTGTTTATCCAAATAGTTTATTCCTCTATAATAATTAATATAAATAATTAAGAAAACTGCTAAAGTAATTATAAAAACAATTAGAATTGTTTTGTTTTTGATTTTTGATTTTGTTATTATTTTCCAAATTAACATTGAAAATGGGATAAAAAATAAATACCCATATGTAAACGCTTGAAAAATATAATAATCTTTTGGCATATAAACCCATATCCAAAAGTAAATAAACAAAGCAACCAATACTGTTATTACAGCAATGACCTTTTTCATATTTTTCTCCAATGATAAAGAATAATTTTGTTTTAATTATAATCTATTTTAGAGCAAACAATCAAGGAATATATTCCGTATTTAAAATTATCGTCTTTCTAACTGTAGTTTAAAGTATTCCGTCCATCTTCTTTCATTTTCATCTTCCAATGCCTCTGGTAATGCCCCTTTGGCGCCATTCGTTTAATTGAACTTCCTGTTCGTGTTGGTTCATACCGCGAAGTATTTCGTTCCACACATTTGCAGGGATTTCATTTGCTGCAGCTCCGGTAATCGGATTAAACCCAAGCCTCCATATTTCTCTATCGTCCGCAACGCCCCTCAACGCTTCGAGAATATTTTGGCGTTCATACCTATCTTGCGTATTTGAGAGTTCATTTATAAGGTTATTCTTGGCTGCCTCTCTTTGCTCGTTGCGCTGCCTCTCTTCACTCTCAACTCTTGTAGGCGGCCTTGGGCTTTCAGATACTTCGTTCATACGGCTCCATGTACGGGTTTCGGAGTTATACCGTTCGTAAATCATATTCGCGTCCCGGTCGTAATTAACGCGGTAAGTACCTGCTTTATCGCCTTCTTCAACTACGAACATTCCCTTTGGTATCGGGTCTCTTTCCCTGTCAGGCGACGTTATCCAGCGCGGATTGAGCTGGCTTCTTGAGAGCCCAAGCTCCCTTGCCATATAACCCCACTCTTCCATACGTACAGCTTCGGCAGTTCTTTTTACCTCAGTATGCCTCCATACAAAATCGTCTTCTTCTGGTTCCATAGATAAGATTGCGGCGGACTCTTCCCTGTGTTTTGAGAACACCTGGTCGTTTGCTCCCCCTCCAAGTACCTCAGCGGTAAACGCCGCCATTTTTCTGATTCTTTGTTCTTGCGTTCCAGGATTCCTTGCCCAATTCAAATTTCTGTCAATATCCCCAACTACAAAGGCTCTAACGCGGTTTTCTAATTCCACATGGTCATTAACTCCGTTCCAGAATAAATCAAACGTAAAATCAATGCAGTCCTGTATAAAATTATTCCTTGCGTCTTTATCCATATTCCCTCTAAGATAGTATGGGTTGTTTCTATTACTATTATTATAGGTGTCATAATTCAAAAGCTTGTTATAGCTTGACCAAAGGCTCTTATACTGGTCCTCTTGTATTATTTGGTGCATTTCACTTTTAAATTTTTGAAACCATTCTTCGCGCTGGTTTGTCCAGTTAATATCGGCAATTACGCCGTAGCCATTTTGTAGCCGGAATGCTTCTTCACCATAGAAAATAAACTTTTCCCAGGCATCTTTCATGCTTTCAACTTCTATGCCTTCACCTGTTTCTTCATTTAAGACAACAAACCCCCCGCCGTTCGGCAATGTGGCCCTAATAAACCTGCCCGGGTCAACTGCTATTTTAGCCGCTTTTTCTCCGTTGCTTCCCTGCCTTCGAAGTCCTTCCAGCTGCCTGCCAATATCAAAGAACAGTTCACCGCGGTTGAGCAAGACAGTGTTTGAATTTGCGTGTTCAGGATTGTTCGTGTTGTAATATTTATTCCACTTTGCGCCCCATTCTCTTGCAATGTTTATGGCTTCCTGTATATTACCTGACACAATCAACCTTTTCATAAGAGAATCTTTTTCCTGAAAAACTTCAAAATGTTCCCCTTGAATTCTTGCGGTTTCCCGCTCAAGAATCTTCTTTTCCCATTCTTCCTTGCCGTTAAAACTCCAAGGGAGTTCTTCCGTACTTGTGATATTCCCTTCTTCGTCATACTCTTCTTTAAGAACAGTCGAGGGCATAAAACCGAACATGTCGCGTACTTCCTGCATGGCGGCTTCAAGGTTATTTACGTCATTAACCTGCCCAACCCTGTCCAGCATATTTTTTTCATACAGGGCTATTTCCGCCGCCTGGCGCATATTGTTTATTTGCTGCGGGTCAAGCTGCCGTTTTGTCGCCGATAAATTTATCCTGTCGTAAACTGCCTCAAGGACCTGCTGCGGCTCCCAGCCCGAGGAAATAAAATTCTGGATATCCTCCGCGTTCCGCATATCCTCCCTCTGGATACGCCATTTGTCCTGTTCCAGGAGAGAATAATCCCGCGCTTTTTCCATGGTCTGCTTATTCATGTGTTGCAGCATTCTTTGGAAATATGGGCTGTGGTTTTGCCATCTTTCTTTACCGTATTCGCCGTTAACGAAAGTTTGAAACCTTTGCATATAATTGTTATAAGCTTTCCCGTCTTCTTCTTCATTTTCGCCGCCGACATACGGGTTATCGCGGATCCAATTCTGAATATTCGTCGCCATCCTGGCATTAACGACCTGCAAATCCAGGTCATTTGCTTTCCTCATCTCTTCCGTTATCGGTTCTATTAAAGAACCCGTAGCCTGCGCCGCCGCGTTAAACGCGTCAAGAATAGTATCGTGCTTCATTTTATACTCCTATAAACCAAGAAAATTCCAGATATCGCCGTTATCAATAAATTTACTGACACGCCCTCCAAATTTGGCACCCGATGACGCGCCGCCCATAATGCCCGTGAAATAATCCATAAATGTTGGGGTAGCCTGATCAATGTGCCAGTCGAAATTTGACTGCCCGAGATTCGCAATATTAAGGTTGTAAGCGTCCTGCGATTCTTTCGCCCGGACGCGGTGGCCACCCGGCATCCATGACGCCTTCTCATGCTCTATGGCGTTTACCGTCATGTTGGCGCCCGTAATCATCTTGTCAAGCTGGCCCTTGCTCTGCCTGTCCTGTATCTCTATATTCCGGTCAAGGCTCTGCGAAGCGTAAGCGCGGACCGTTTCATTAGCCGCGTTTCCCCGCGTCCCGCTCATGCCCTCCGCGGCAAGCGACCCGCCAATTGCGGAGCCTGTCTGGATACGCGCGTCCTGTATACCAAAGGCCTGCGCCAGCATCGCCGTGTTGTAATCGTCTACCGACATCCCCAGCTGCGTGTCAAGGTTTTTTTTCTGTACGGCAAGCTGACCCAGCGCCTCTCCCTTTTGAATTGAAAACTGTTCGTCGCTTGATTGTTTTCCGTACAGGTACTGCTGCCATGCAACTTTTTTTTGCTGTTCAAGCGCGGCTTTCTCCTCTTCTTCACGCTGTTTAACAGATACCCCGCCGGCCCATCCGCCAAGACCCGCACCCACTAAACCTAAAGCCAACATCCACCACATCAATTCACCTCCGCGTTAATCGCCAAAATCCTGCACCGGTTTGGCGTATCGTGTATAAACTCAAAGCAAACATCATGATCCCACACTCCCGGGAACGGAACCTTATGCACCCCGCTGAACGGTTCTTTTTTTGTTATGACATCAACCTTTTCGTTAGGCAGCGCCTTGAGCTTCGGCATAAAACTGTCAAGAAACCTTATAGTAATATTTTTTATGTTGTTCGGTTTCATTTTATCGTTCGCCAGTATCGGCATACTTCGCACCATGCTGGTATACGGGTATCCGATACAGCTGTCCTCGATAACCGCTTTATCAGAATACGCGGGATTATTAGCAAAGCTGAATTCCAATTTTATGAAACTGTCTAGAAAAACATTGCAGCCTTCGCGCAGAACTTCCAGAAAGAATTCCCCATAGCGCATTACAACCAGATAAAGATCGTCATTTCCGTCAGCTCCCGGAAGAACAGCCGTGCTGCATATTTTCCCTTCGGTAATTATCCGGCTCCATGCAAAAGTCCCAGTACCTCTTTCATAAAGCAGGGAAACGGCAGTGCCGTCTTCCCGCGTTACTATAAGTTTTATATACGGTGATGAAACAAAATCGAATTCCTTAGCAGAACTTTCCTGCAGCATCTGTGCCGAAAGAAGCGCCATATTATTCGCACGAAAATTGTTATCCTGCTGGGGAATGTAATACTCGACCAGGGCTTTTTTTCCCGCTTGGAAAAAACACGTCGCGTCCCCGATGGCCGTTCCCTGTATACCATCGCTCCCGTAACGGCTATTCAGTACCGCCTGAACGTTCGTCGCGTGTACGCCCGGCGGAATTATCCACTCCGCGGCTTCAGTACCGACAATAAGCCCCTTGTTCACGGCAAGCCATTTAATAGCGTCGTTCATGTCGCTGGCTATCTCGAAAGTAAAGCCGCAGTCCGGAGTAGGATATTCGTCTTTTAATATTTCACGGGTGTAGAAGGGAATATAAATATTTTTCGCGTTATCACATCTTCTTTCGACTACCCTTTTTATTTCTTCCGGTTTATTGTAGTAAGTTTCTTCGCAGTCTCCTAAATCAAGAATGTATTTCATTGCTTCCAGCGAATTGTTTTTCAGGCTTTGAATAACTTCGTTCACAACATTTTCAAAGACAACTGGTTCACTAACTGCAAGCCAAAAGCCTCTAACCCTTAACTGCTCTCTCACGAAATTTTCGTAATAAAGGGGATCGTTTTCATACAGTAAAACCGCTTTTATATCCAAGTCATAGATTATTTCACCATCTGAAAAAGGACCGTCGGTATCTTCAGTATACCAATCGACCTTTAGCATGGTTGCTCCGGGCGTCATGAAAATATGTTGCCATTTGAATTGCATTACAGTAGCAGAACCACTGCTTCCGGGCCCACCGGGGCCTGGAAGCGTTACATAGCCTACGCCGACTTTATATTGGAGTATTTCTTTTCTGGCCGCGGATGGAAAGGCATCTCTGGTTACGGCGTCTCTTATCATGTCCTCAATTTCGTCAAGTGCGGTTTGTTTAAGGGGCAGTGTTATATTCGCATCTTCCGACATAATTAGCATATCCCCCTGCAATTTCACTATTTTGGCTGTCGGAGGAAAGAAAAACGTTTCGACATAGTATTCTTCAAGCGCCGCCGTAAATTTAAGCCCTTCGCCGGTTTCGATAATAATGGTATTCAGATGATTTTCATCAATAGACCCGTATATAACAATATATTCTTTTTTTTCCGTAAGAAACACTTTTTTTGTCGCGAAGTTATAATCTTCATTTTGTTCTTTGATCGCGCTGGCAAATAATCGTTGTCGATTAATTTTTGTACTTGCGAACACCAGCCTCCCGTTGAAAAAAGAAACTGCTGACGGATAATTATTGTATGAAGTCAGCTGCCCGTAACGGTATGTATCATCTTCTCTGTCGGGAATGAGCGCATCCTCATCAGACACGCCGGTTCCTTGAATAATCTCTTTTTTAAATGACATTTTCAGCAAACTGATTTTTATTTCGTTATTTTCAAACTTTGCCTCAAGCGGGGGGCAGTTTTCGTGAACAAGAATCATCGTATTAAAATTCTGCGCGTACTGGACCTTGTCTATTTCATCAGTTTTATAAAGCTGTAAATTGGTGCCGCTATTACGAACCACAGGTGAACCGGTAATCTGTCCGTCTACCAGCTTGTATGTTGATATTTTGTTGTTCGTCAGATACAGAAGGAAACCTTCATTCCGGTTTACAACGAACGGAATAATCCTGCCTTCTCCGGACAGCTCCGCCAGCCGCTCCATACCGCCGCGGCGTTTGATCCCGCCCGTGGGTATCACGTCGAAGTTTTCTACCCTTGACGCGCCGCTAAAGTACTGGGGGATATCGATCCTTCCGAATAAATTCTCTGAAAGCTCTCCCGCCGCGAAATTGGTAATTAACAAATTAATCCTCCAGTCCCAGTTGCTGTGACCACCAGGGCGTTTCCTTAACCTTCGCAGCCCTGCTTGCGCGGCTCGCGTTCACCGCTTCCTGCCGGACCAGCATAGCCTCCTGAAAAAGCTGTACGTGAAGCTGCGGCTGTTCGGACAATTTCATAGCGAACTTCGCCGCCAGTTTTTTCTCGATGTACTCGTGAAACTTGTGTTCGTAATCAAGAGCGATATAATCCGGATAATCATCAGCCGGCGCCGGATCCTCCGGAAACCCGTCCGTAATATCCGCGGGTACTCCCGGGTATAGCGTATAATCAGGTTCCGTCCACGGCTGCCCGGCGGTAAAATATTCTTCTCCTGACTCGCCAGGCTTTCCGGCTGACGCGACAGCGATGGGCCGAAGAACCTTTCCGTTAGACACATACAGCAATTCGGCGCGTGGAGTGTCAGTCAAAATAAGCCTGTCTTCTACAATGAAGTATTCATTGTCTTGCAATTCGATAGGCCTCGCGCAGTCGCATGGCATATCGTAAGCGAAGCGGTACTGGCGGTTCTTTACAACAGGCTTGCCCGTGCGCACAAGCCGGGCCCGCTTCCTGCCGCCTACCCATTCTACTTCCGACAGCGCCTCAAGGAAAGTAGAAATATAATAAGCCTTGCTCAATTCGAAAGATGAATTTTTCGCGGCGATATCCGCATCGGTAAGCGGGCTTTGTCCCGTAGCAAACAGAGCGCGGTTAACAATATCCAGGTTCATATTCATATCAGGCCGCCTTTGTATTTTTTGATAGTCTTTTTTACTTTATCAACAGCCTTACCAAGGAAGTAACAAAATTCTTCCTGCTCTTTAAGATCGTCGTCGTCGAACGTCCCGGTATAATGCTTTATATTAAATTCCCAGAAGAACGCGGCATGGGCACACTCATGAACGATTACCTTATCGTCAAGTTCGGCAAGATTAAGATACATAGTTCCGAATATATTTGAATATGCGATACCCGGTATATCGTCGTTACCGAGGCCGGGCATTGAACTAAACTTAGCTATAGTGTCAGACGTGCATTTTTCGGTACCTGGTGTTTTTTCATCGTCCCTGTTAATAGCTGATAACATTTCTTTTTTGGTTCTGCATAAAGCAAGGCGGAAAGAAACGTCAAATTTTTCATCAGGTTTTATTAAAAATATTTTCATAATCAGCCTTTGTGCCTGACCGCCCGCGTCCGGACGGCCAGGTAATTAATAAGGCTATTCGCCTTACTCCACAAACTTGAAGTACGGAACTTCCCGTTTCTCCGGCAGAACGATGGTATCGCCCTCCCGGTAGAACTTGCCCTTGTAGGTGCATTTCACCGTACAGCGGTAGGTGAAACCTTTCGCTTTGCCTTCGCCGGTATTTGCCGGCGGCTGGCTGTTAGCGCCGGCGTTCTGTTCTGCCGGCGGCTGCTGATTGTTGTTTCCGTTGAATATTCCCATCGCTATTTCCCTATGTAAGAATTGATGATGGCTTCCACGGAACCCGTGAAAGATCCTGAAATCGCGACCTTGATAAACTTGTACCCGGTCTTGGGAACCGGCAGGCCGTAGCCTTCGTTTATCATCGCCTCGGTAACGGAACCGCTCTGCACGATGGTACTGTAAGCGCCGCCCTCTGTGTCAGAACCCTTCACCGTAACGGTAATCGGCCCTCCGGAAAACTCCCCGCTAGGAAGCTTCAAGTCTACGGTCATTCGCTCAATGGACGCTTCGCCCAGATTGATGGTATCCGGAAAATCTCCAGCTGCATCCAGTTTTCCGAAACTGTTAAGCTTGTCGTATAATAAATTAATCATGTTCCGTCCCCCTTACGCTATTTGCCCTTCGGTTGAAAGGATTACGTCCATGCGGCGGCAGCGAAGGTCGCGCACATGGGTAGTTGGTTTGCCCCAAGGGTCAGCCGCGGTATAGACCACGTTGCCCTTGTCCCTTGCCGCCTTGTCCAGCTTGATAAGAATATCGAGGTTGCTGTACATGGCGTACGTCGCGGCGCCCTGCGGCATCCTGTGGCGCGTTTCCAGAATGATGTCAACAAGCGCGTCGCCGGAAATATTTTTCGGAATGTTGCAGATACGCTTTAACGCTTCGGGAGCGCGTACCGTTATGCCGTACTGCGCTGTAAAATATTCCCGGTACACAGGGTAGGTTTTTTTCGGATCTTCCGGGTCCGGTATGTCCACAAGCCCCCTGTCTTCTCTTTTGACACCCACGCTGGTTGAGCCTTTCGGGTAAATCAAGTGGAAAAAATCCGAACCGATCGCAATAATGAAGATACTTGTAAGATCGTCGCCGGTTCCGCCCGCGTCAATTGTGTTCACGCCGTCGATTTTATTCCGGCGGCTCATAAGGCCGGCAAATTCTTCAGGTATGTTTTCATCGCCGTAGACGATAGTCTCCGCCTGGGTTAAGCCCATGCCTTTGACGATAGCGAGGGCTTCGCTATTACGCGCAGCCTTGATATTCCCGGAATGTTCCAGCATGACAGCGTCAACATCGGAATATGCGCCCATTACCGCAACACGATCTTCTATAATTTTTGTCTGCGTTGCGACTTTGCCGACGCCCTGGTTATAAACCCTGTGTTCGCCGGCCGGCTTAATGCTCCGCTGAACTGTTTTGTTTATCGTAGCGCTGTTTGCCTCGTAAGCCGGCACATCCAGCAGCATCTCATTGGTCAATCCCATGAGCTCGATAATGTGAAACGGTTCAGGCGCGTTGGCGCGTTTTACGATTTCCAGCGCCGTCATCTGATCGTTCATGTTTAAAGTACCCATTTAAAATCTCCTGTACGGATTAATCGAACAGGAAACAACTCAATGTTTCCTGAAATCTCCTAATCTTTGTAGTCGAACGAGCCGCCCTCAAAAACAGATTTCAAGGTCCCGCCCGCCTCTCCGCCCCGGGATGCCCCGCTTTCCGCGGTCATCTTCCCGTAA